AGTCGAGGGGCGCACTTAACTCCAGAATAGCAAAGTACCCCAGCGCCTTCCTCCAAGATGAACGCTTCACGCTCATCCTTGACGTGGAAGCCTACGCAGAGTGCCTGCGAAGAGAGCAGAAGATGACACGACGATAACCACCACAAAAGACATGATTATGGGAAGACTTCGACTATATCCGAGGGAGATAGACCTATCAATCCTAAACGACTTCGAGCTAGACGTACACATCCACAACCACAACAAGGTGCTGAGCTTCATAACCACCAAAATGTGTGCGAACAACAAGCAGATGACCTACTACAGGCGCATGGCAGACAGCACGATGGATAGGCTACTCACACTTCGAGCTGAGAGAAAGCGCAGGGCGAAGGAGGCTAAGGTGAATGCGTAAGCTAGACCGCTCCGAAGTGCTCAACAGGATCAAGCGACATCTGCAACATCGCAGTGACGCTAGACGGCAACCGCTTATAATCTTAAAAGAGCAGTTGTCCTCGGTCGTTGGTTGCGACTTTGATACCCTACGCCCAGTCCTTCTAGACCTCTACCACGATGGCCTACTGCTCACTGGTCGGACACTCAATACTACATACTTTACACTCCCAGAATATGTGTAAGCATAAGTACATACCTCTCGACATCTTCGCCATGCAGGACGCTAAGATAGAAGCGCTGACTGCAGACCACGGGCTGGCAGGATGGGGGGTGTACACCGCACTACTCTTAAAGCTCGCCCAGCAGGACGAGAGCGGGTACAGCTACCCCAACAATGCCAAGCGACTGGCGAACATCCTACCAAAGCGACCACGTGCGGAGGTTGTTCGCTCTACTATCGAGGACTACGGGCTATTCGAGATAGAGGTAGATGAAGATGGTGTAGAGGTGTTCTACTCTCCTCGCCTCACCTCTCACCTCTCCTCCCTCGGAGGCGTAGAGCGAAAGCAGGGCGAAGAGCCTACCACGAAGAAGCGCAACTACAATGTAAGCCAGTCAGTTAAAGAGAGCTTAGCCAAGGCAAGAGCCGCTAAGTCCTCACGCAAAGTAGACGACGAGGAAGAGAAAGTAGAGAGCAAAGTAGAAACGAAAGTAGAGAGCAAAGTAGACGCAAAAACCACCAAAGTAGAGAAAGCAGAGAAAGTAGAAACGAAAGTAGACGAAAGTAGAGAAGGCTCTTCTACTTTGCCCTCTACTTTGGGCTCTACTTTGGGGGGGACTATAGGGGGGGTAATAAATACCCCCCTAAAAGATAAAGAGAAAGTAGAAATAGAAAGTAGCCCCCTAACCCCCGAGGGGGGGATTGAGAGCGAGCGCATCGAGTTAGAGGCGATAGAGGATACTTCGCTTCGCTCTATGGTTAGCTCGCTAATGCACCCCAGCTCCGATATGCGAGATTATGGCAAGGTGTGGAAGGCTCTCTATGAGGAGGCGACAGCAGGCGAGGAGGACTTCGCTAAGCCTATGGTGCTAAGTCGGGCGATATGCAGAGATGGGCAGGAGCTCTTCTTCGCGCTGATGCCCGACCGCCCCGACGGGAACTCCAAGGAGCGCCCCACGATAGCCACCACGCTAAACGCAATAGCGCTATTTAAGAAGATGCTCGAAGAGGCTAAGGCGTCCACCTTCCTCCGAGGCAACAAGGCTATGGCGAACCTATCGTGGTTGGTCAAAGCTGACAACTTTGCTAAGGTCGTAGAGGGGTGCTATCGAGACAACCACGCCTCTAAGCCCTCCTCGCCTCCTCCAGCTTCGCACGGCTACTCCAACGACATGTGGGCGAAGGAGAAGGCGGAGCAGGCTAGCCGAGAGGAGAGCGAGGAGGTGAAGGCGTACAAGGCTAAGACAGCCGAGATGGCAAGGCGTGTAATGAGTGAAATGAAGAATAGACAATGAGCAACGCAGAACAACCACCACAGAAGACAAGTGCACTCCACCTCGCCTCAGACTTCGTGAAGAAGATACAGGCGGAGCGCATCGAGGGGCTACCACCAAGGCAGGTGTACGACGTGTACAAAGAGATTGACATAAGCACCGCCTTTAGCTACATCGTGGCACTCGGTCAGCGGGCTACCCCCAACTTCGAGCTAGACGAGATTAGCACCGGAGCTTACATCAAGGCCGTTTCGTGGCTACTGGCTCTACCTCACCCAGAGATAGACGACCCGATGAAGGGGCTGCTTGTGATGGGCGAGACTGGTACGGGAAAAACGATGCTGGTATCTCTCCTCCGAGAGCTTAGCGATATGCTGGGATTGCACCGACCCTTCTACGATGGCGTCAGTAGTCGTAGGGTGATGAAGCCCTTCCTCTGGAATGGCGATACGCACGCCCTATGGCACATGTCGGACTATATCGACAGCGAAGATGGCAGGTATACGGCGCTAAGATACCGAGTACTTCACATCGGCGACCTCGGCAGTGAGCCGGCCACCTTCCAGCGGTACGGGAACAAAGCGAGCCTCGCAGACCTCATCAACCAGCGCTCAGACTTTGGCTACAGAGATGCGCCGATTGTTGTCACCACAAATCTACCTTGGTCAGAGCTGCAACGCTACGGCGATAGAGCTGTCTCCCGCCTTCGTGGCGACTGCATCGAGATACAGCTTGTCGGAGTGTCAGACCATAGAAAGCAACGGAAAGATACATGGCAATGACACCACCCAACAAGATAGAACTGCCACCAGAGCTCCTCGATGAACTGGAGCGAATGGTGACGGAGGATGGGATGACAATCACAAAGGCGTGCGATGAGTACGCATCAAAGATTGGTGCGACATCATCCATCGTGTACTCTCGGTTCAAAGAACACCCAAACTACAGCGAGATAAAGCTGGCGAGCTTGCAAAATGTAACTCACAACCCGAGTAGTGGCGATGAGGGTGGCTGGGACAAGACCCCTTTTACCAACTTCTGGACACTTGACGAGTGGAAGCGCAGGGGGCTAATCAAGGCATCAGAATAGACGCAATTTAATTCACATAGACATGAACGAATCGAAAATTACTGGACGAATTTTACAAGCCCTCCCTCTTCGCACTGGGACGAGCAAGGCTGGCAACCAATGGCAGGTGCAGGAGTACATCCTCGAGACGCTGGGGGGGTACCCCAAGAAAGTGTGCTTTGAGGTGTTCGGCGACAATGTGGCCAAGTACCCCGTGCAGGTGGGTCAGGAGGTAACTGCTTTCATCGACATTGAGAGCAGGGAGTTTAATGGGCGATGGTACACCTCTGTCAGAGCGTGGAAGATTGAAAGCGGGGTTACTCTTCCAGAGCATCAGGCACAGCAAGAACAAGCTCCTGCCACGGCAAAGGCGAAGACACCACCACAAGCCCCAGTACAATCTGACGAACTCCCGTTCTAATGAGCGCTGCGACTACCACGAAGAAGCCTCTTATCATCGGGATTGACCCAGATACAGAGGCTTCTGGGTGGGCGGTCGTCAATCTCAACGACCGCTCCGTACACCTTGAGACGATACCATTCCTTAGGGTACTTGACCTGCTCAGCGAATGGCGGTGCGAAGAGGACGAGAGGTATCTCGACACGGAATACTCCTACCGATTTGTCCTCGAGGACATCTGGAGTACCGCACACAACTGGCACGCATCACCAAAAGATAATCACAGAGTTGTAGCCAAGAAAGGCTACCACCTTGGGCGGTGCGCTATGGTTGGCGAGCTTCTCCGAGATGCGATACGGGCAAAAGAGTTCCCGATCATCTGCCAAAAGCCCCTGCTCAAGCACTGGAGAGGACAAGATGGAAAGATCACCCACTCTGAAATACTCGAAGTATGCAGGCGTCACAACCTGACGCTACCGAAGAGTAAGCAGTCACGCACCAACCAAGAGGAGCGAGATGCACTACTCCTCGCTATCCACCACATCGCAACACCTACCAAACTATTCGACAAATGACAATCACACTACTACTCTTACTCTCTGCAGGCCTGCTCGTGATGGCCTACCTCCTATGGATGCTACACTCACGCCTGCGCCTTCTTGAGCGTATGGATGCTACCCGAAAGAGAGACGCACGTGACCCCTCCAAGATGCTGGGCGAGGTAGAACACTACTTCTCATTCGTCAGCGAACAGCAACACAGGCTCCTTGAGATGCTGGGCAAGGTCAATGACTTCACTCTCAAGCTCGCAGAGATGGTGATGACTAAGGACGAGTATCAAGCTCCAACGGCTAAGCCCGCCACGATGGAGCGTGTGCCACGCCCGCTCAGAACGAAGCCCGTGATGAACCCACAACCCTATCAAGGTGGCGATCAACACCAAATCAATGATAGAGATAGGCAGCTTTTAACTGCTGGAGAAAATGAAAGATAAGCAACGATGAAGCACTTACTCCTTGCTTCCATCATCTCTATCGTCTGCGTCTCCTGCAATAATAGCTCGCCATACAGAGCTGGGAATGTTGTCGGGAAGCACATGCGAATGGAGGGGCGAGATACCGCCTATGTGGTGGTGTTTTACGACTACGGGGTATTCAGTAATGATCGTTACTCGGCAGTCGTCCCCAAGGAAGCCTACAGCGAAATCAAAAAAGGCGACTACGTCGAGTTCGACGTGAAAGTCGGGAAGAAGAAATAAATCAAATAGCAGCAGAGTGAAAGTACTATCACTATTTGACGGAATGAGCTGCGGGCAGATAGCCTTGAGGGATCTGGGCGTGCCTATCGAGAGGTACTACGCCAGCGAGATAGACAAGCACGCTATCAAGCAGACGCAGCTCAACTTCCCCGAGACTATCCAGCTCGGAGACGTAGAGAAGTGGCGAGAGTGGGACATTGAGTGGGAGGAGATAGACCTCCTTCTCGCTGGCTCACCCTGCCAAGGCTTCAGCTTAGCGGGTAAAATGCTCGGACACGACGACCCACGAAGTAAACTTTATTGGGTATTCCTCGACATCCTGCACCACGTGCAGAAGCTAAACCCCAGTGTGAAGTACCTCCTTGAGAACGTGCGAATGCGTCCAGCAGACGAGGCGAGGATAAACGAAAGTCTCGGCATTAGACCCGTTGTGATTAACTCTGCCCTTGTGTCTGCACAGAATAGAGTGCGCCTATATTGGAGCAACATACAGACGAAGAGCGAGGGGATATGGTGCGAGCTGCTCACAGATATTCCCCAGCCTGACGACCGAGGCATCTACATCGGAGACATCCTCGACGATGAAGTGGACGAGAAATACTATATGCGCAATCTCTCTCTCAACGAGGAGGATCTTGAAAGCATAGCCCCTACGCAGGAGGGGAAGGCATCAAGCGTAGTCAAGCTCGACAAGAAGCTAAAGCCAAAGGCTCAGCAAGACAAGGCTTCTTGCCTAACAGCTGGAGGGCATAGCGGGGGAAACCACTCCGATATGGACATCTTGTATATAGGCATCTTTCAACGAGGGCGTGGCTATTTAAAGTCGAGAGTTATCCCCGACAAATCGCCAACATTGACCTCCAATAGTTGGAGCTTTAATAATATGGCATGTGCCATGCGTGGGCGGGGAGAAAATAACGAGCAGCAGATCGAACTTCGGAAGGATAACAAGAGCAACAGCCTGACGAGCGTCACGAAGGACAATCTGCTAATTTCTCCTGGTACTTGGCGCACGCACAAGGATGGGCAGGGCTTCCGCCCGACAGCAGGAGGCAAAGCCCCGTGCATACCAGCAAGGGCGAGGAACGACGGCAGCGGTCAGCCCGTGGCTAAAATAGGCTATAGGCTCCGCAGGCTTACACCCACCGAATGCGCCCGCCTGCAAACCATCCCCGACTGGTACAAGTGGGGATGCTCCGATACCCAAATCTACAAGATGCTCGGCAACGGGTGGACGGTAGAGGTCATCAAACACATCTTATCACACATCATCAAATAGCAACGACTATGACATACAGACTTTACAACGCAGATACGCTCAACCGCTACGCCAAGGACTGCCACCAGCGGGCGGTGGCTAAAGGCTTTTGGTATAAAAAGCACACCATCTATCATTGTCTGATGCTCGCTTTAGGTGAGCTTCACGAGGCGATCGAGGCTGACCGCTTAGGGAAGTGGGTCAATCTCACGCCCGAGCAGATAGAGGAACTCCGAGGTCTTGAGGGTGCAGCGTTCGTACAAGCGTTCCTGCAGATGGTCAAGGATACCGTGCAAGACGAGATAGCCGACGCCGTTATACGCCTGCTTGATCTGCTGGGGTGCTTGCTAAAGGGGGTAGATTTGACGCAGGAGGAGCTGGATATGGTGCCTGCTGCATACGACAACGACACCCCTCCAAACATGCTGACCGATGCATTGTTTGTTGTCGTTAGCGGCTCCGTCTATGGCATTATCAAAGACAAGGAATTTATATCAGTCCTCTCTCCCATAAAGTCCCTCGAAAATCTCTGCGACCACCTCGGCATCGACCTTATGACGCACATCGACCTCAAGCTCAAGTACAACGAAACACGCCCTGCGAAGCACGGGAAGAAATACTAAGGACTATGACACTTGAAGAACTAAAGAAGCACGCCAGACCGCTGGTGTGGGAGAAGGATGAGAAACTCGAATTATTCACAACAAACTGCATAAGTGGATATTCCTGTGTGGCTCTTAATAAAGAACAGAAGTGGTACAGCCTTGCAGCCGGCAGGCTATACGAAACGAAGGCGGAGGCTATGCAATCTATCGAGGAGTACCACCTCAGAGAGTTAGTCAAGTTCTTCAACCTCGAAGACGAAAATCAATAAAGGCTATGACAACGGACAACATCATCGACCTGCTCATCATCGCCTGCGGTGGGCTATTTGTGTGGGCGCTCGCAGCGACGCTCACGCTGTGGCATGAACGCAGGGGCAACAGAAAGCACAACGAGGTCACACGAGAGCAGATAGATGCACAGCTTAGAGACCTTGTGTGGGTGGACTTCGAGGAAGGAAACAAGCGAGCGCAGACTGGGCTACCCCTCGATGCTTACATCCAAGAGTACGGGGGTAAGTATCTCGCAAGCGGTAGCCGTACATCCTTCCCCGAGAATGACATCGCACGGCTTATGCCGACCATCGACGAAGCAAAGAAAGAGCTTAGGGCGTGGCAGGTTGAGCTGGTGTACCGACTATTCAAGCACGACTAATTCATAAGAAGCAAGACAATGGATAATCTGACTGTGGACTTCCTCTCGTTCTTCCTTCCGTATATGGGGCTCATAATCCTCTCTTCGCTTGTCTTGTCCCTTGCTATGTCAGAGCACCATATCCTCGCTGCACGCTACTACTACGCAAGGAAGTGGGAGCGACTGGTTGGCGAGGCAATAAGAGAAAAGAATGAGGCGAAGCTGGAGGTAGAACGGCTTACTAAGAAGGTAGCCACCCTCGAGGTGGAGCTGTCCGCCCTCCGCGCAAATTCAGCAAAACAGAAATAAAGCTATGACCCAAGAACAAAAAGAACGGCTGACAGCGTGGTGCCTAAACCTGCTTGTCACCTATCGTATCGACTTCTTCCGAGGATTAGTGCTATCGGACACGGTGAACTTCTTGAACACGGGAGACCCTGACCGAATAGAGACAGCGATAGAGAGCTGTCGTGCAACCTCAGACCTCTGCTTTATACCCGATCAGAAGGACTACACCGAGCTACTCAGAGAGCTACGGGAGATAGCAAAGGAAGTGACACTAAGCGACGCCGAACAGAGCGTCATTACCTACATCTTCGGTGGCGAATGGAAGGAGGCGGAAGAAGCCATCGACAAGCTCAGGGACGAACGCAACGGACAGAACTAACCCCCAAAACGAAAAGAAGATGAAGTACATCGTAAAGAATAGGCTTACCGACGCTATCTGCGGTGAGTTCGAAACCTATGGACAGGCAGGGAAGTGGGTAGAAGAGTACACCCACGAGCAAAACAAGGGGTTATCCCCTGATGCCCCCGAGTACTGCTCTCCGTTTGACTTCGTGCTAATCTCTAAGTAACTAACCACGAGTGCGCCCTGCTGGCGGGAAACCGCACGCGAGACCTTCCGCGCCTGGGACGGTGGGGCGCACTCTAATCAACACAACGAACTATGACGCAAGAGGAAATAGAACGTGAGCTGTTGCCACTCTGCTGGAAGAAGACGGGCAGGGATGATATGATAGTAGCGCACACGGAAATCGGTATGTGCTTCTACATACACCACATCGAGGGGAGTGGCTACTGGGGGTATGTCCTTGACTCATGGCGAGACTTCGAGGTGGTAGATCTCAAAGGCAAGACGCTCGAAGAGGCTAAAGCGCGCTTCTGGAACTTGTACGCAGGGAACGTATGGAGCTTACTCAAGTGGGAGGATGAAGGGCAATAGGTTAACGAAACGCCCCTTTGCTTAACATATCCACACCAATAGGTTAACGAAAACGCAAATACTTAACAGATGGAAGCGAACAAATGCACCGCATTCAGCGAACAAATCGGAGGCAGTCACTATAAGGATATGCCTTTTCAGCCAATAAAACTTATCTCTATGCTTGATCTTGACTTCTTCCAAGGGAACGTAGTCAAGTATGTGAGCAGGTACAAGCTCAAAGACGGAGTGCGGGACCTCGAGAAGGCAAAGCACTACTGCCGTATGGCAATGGAGATGGAGAAGAGTTCACCCCGCCTATCAATGACGATATTACAGGCTGTATTTATCTCGAAAGGCTTCGTTACCTCCAACGGGCTTTCTAAGTGGGTAGCCGATATTATCGTCTATGTATACAGGCGCAAGTGGAATGAAGCAGTTAATGCTATCGATGCCTTATCTAAGGAGTACAACCAGAGCGAGCATGAGGATGCCAAGGAGAACGATGGTGGAGAGCGCCTGGGCGATGATAAGCCGAAGGTTAAGAGGGCACAGCAATGGACTGTCGAGATCGTATATCTCAAAGCCCGACACAACACCCCCAAAGAGTAACATATGGAACAGATATCGCTCGCACGAGCTTCGTACACCGACCGCAACGACAAGATGGTCACCGAGCTCTACCTTGTGTGTGGCAATGGAGGGACGCAGGAAACCAAAGAGCGTGTGACGAGCTACCTCAGCCTACTATCAAAAGGAGAAGTAGTGGCGGAGCACATAAGGGACATCTACGCATATTTAGACGAGAGCGTCACAACTTCTGACGCAGGTGACAAGCACTTCATAGTGGGGCTTGCTGATGCGATCAAAGGCAAGCGTATTGCATCGCAAGACGGAGGCTATGTAGAGGTTGCCAGAACGATCGTTCGAGCTCACAACGCTATTGAGGCTTGCAATAAAGTTGGAGATGATTGGACGGCACCCGTCTCCGTCACCCGCCTTCCATACATAGCAGACATAATCAGATAGTACAGATATGGAACAGAAAAAGCCACGCATCAAGTGGACAACGCTCCCAAGGGGCTTACAGATTGGCATAGACGAAGCCACAGGGGCTATCTTCTCGATGAGGGGTACACGCATCTCGATCGACTTCCACGGAGTATTCTCCGACCGATACGGCAAGGCGGTTGCAGAGGCGTTCCTCGATGCACTGCACGCCACCCCTAAAGAGTGACTAACTTACTAAGCCTATGGGAAAGACTGATACTACTTACGCCGCTAAGAAGCGTCTGTACCAGCAGAGGTCGTACATCAACCTCGAGGAGCAAACAGAGCGGGAGCGGTGCCTCGATGCCGTAAAGGCTCGGGTGATAGCAGAGAAGAAAGCGCAGGGACGACTACACAGAATAGTCCTAAAGCGTGGCTACTCGACTATCACCATCGAGACAACAACGCCAGATAAGTATCACTCTGCAATAAAGCAGGGATTAATCTAACGGAAAAGGGGCGCACTGCCCCTTTTTTCGTATCTATACGTAAGTGGCTGATAGCAAATAACAAGACTATGGATAAAAAGGCAGAAAAGAAGGCGAAATGGGCGACCACCGACAAGGCTAAGCTCACCCGAGGGCGAAAGAAAGGGCCAAGCCCAGAGGGGAGCGAAGCCAAGCGAGCCAAGGATGCCCGAAAGCAGAAGATGCTGGAAGCCCTCGCTTCGAGCAGGGGGATTATCCACCCAGCCTGCGAGGTCGCAGGTATTGCCAGATGCACGTTCCACCGCTGGATGAACGAGGATGCCGAGTTCGCAAGCGCAGTAGATGCACTTCGTGAGATACAGGTAGACCACGTAGAGAGCGCACTGATGAACAAGATAGATGAAGGCGACGTGACCTCCATCATCTTCTATCTCAAGACGAGGGGGCGCTCCAGAGGGTACAGCGAACGCACCGAGGTCACTGGGGCTGGCGGTAAGGATTTGATACCATCTATCCGTGTGGAGATTGTAGACGCAGATGACGATAAGGGCTAATAAGATTGTGCGCATCCTCGACAGGGCTCTGCGGGCAGGGAAGACAGTTATCTCTGCCCAAGGGTCGTCACGCTCTGGGAAGACGTACAATATCCTCATCTATCTAATCACCTACCTAGCCCAGCACCCTAAGACGCGCCTAACGATTGTCCGTGGTACGCTCCCAGCCCTCAAGGGCTCGGTGCTTATCGACTTCAAGGAGATACTGCTCCGCATGGAGCTGTGGAATGAGAAGGCGTTCAACAAGAGCGAGCTTATCTACACGCTCCCCAACGGCTCGGTAGTAGACTTCATCAGCACCGATAGCGAGCAGAAGCTCAGAGGGCGCAAGAGAGATGTGCTATTCGTCAATGAGGCGAACGAGCTACTAGAGATTGAGTGGCAACAGCTGCGAATGCGCACCACCCGCTTCTGCGTCCTCGACTACAACCCCTCGTTCAGCGAAGATCACTGGCTCTGCGCACTCAACAGAGACGAGCGTACGTATCACTTCATAACCACCTTCCGTGATAACCCCTTCTTGGAGCAGGCTATCATCGACAACCTGCTATCCTTGAAGGAGACTAACCCCAGTCTGTGGCGTGTGTATGGTGAGGGGCAGCAGGCGCAGGTGGAGGGGCTGGTGTACCCCTCCCACGAGGTTATCGATGCGCTCCCCGAGGGACTGCGCCATATCCGTGTGGGCATGGACTTTGGGTTTACAAATGACCCAACCGCCGCTATCCTTGTAGGGTATACTGATGACGCGCTCTACCTCGATGAGCTTATCTACCAGTCTGGCCTATTCGCCTCAGACATTGCCGACCTGCTACGAGCTGGAGCAAAGGGTGTGAAGGTGATAGCCGATAGCGCAGAGCCTCGAACGATAGCCGAGATAGCACGCAGGGGTATAGACATTCACCCAGCGACAAAGGGCGCAGATTCGATTAAGGCGGGTATCGACAAGATGCGCTCAATGAAAATCTACGTGACAAAACGTTCCAATAACCTCCGCAAGGAGCTACGCAGTTACACGTGGAGGCAGTCACACGACGGCAGATGGCTTGACCAGCCTATAGATGCGTTCAACCACGCTCTCGATGCGGTGCGCTATGTCGTGCTCACCGAGATACTGGACAAGAAAAAGCGGGCAAAGCTCGACAAGGGAAAGATATACAGACTAGCATACTAACCAACTAACTATGGCAACGACTGAAACAAAGACCGCAGACGCAATACTCCAGCGTGTTACAGAGATAACTATCGGGGAAGAGGTGTACAAGGTGGCACCGCCAACGCTCGCCACGCTTATAAGTGTGAGCGATGAGCTGAGCAAGCTCCCAGATGAGATGCTCGACCATGCAAATAAGGAAGAGCCTGCAACCTTTATAGCGCTTCGACACGCTCGGCATGCACACGGAATATCACGCGCTATCTCTTTGCTCATCCTCGGTGCGCCTGCTCCGTTTCCCTCGATGCTGGAGCGTGTGCTTCGCATGTTCAAGGGCGACCCAGTGGAGAAGCTCGCACGAAAGATTGAGGCGAAATACGGAGTGGCTGACCTTGCTATTGCCCTACTACGGCTTATCGATAGGCTGGAGGTTCATGATTTTTTCGCTCTTACCACTTTCCTCAGCGCAATAAGAGTGGCGAAGCCGACGAAGGTGGAACAGACAACGACAGCCCGTGGGCTTTAATAGCGTCTGCGACTAAGTACCTCGGGGTGACACCCGAGTACCTCCTCTACAAGATGAGCTACCAAAACCTAGTGCTCTACCTCGCCACCGCACCAAGCTACAAGGAGGACAGCAAGCCAGCCGAGGAGGTCAAGGATGCAGCGACATTAACGAATGATGATTTAAAGGATTTCTACTTATGAGCAATACCCCAATAGATGGCGGGCTTGACTTCAAGGTCACACTGGACGATAGCCAAGCAAAGGCAAAGAGCCAAGAGCTACAACAGGAGTTCGGGAGGATAGGCAAGAAGGCTACCGATGCAGGCACGGATATTGACGCACTCACCGCCAAGATGTCGCAGGGCTTCGGAGAGGTCGCCACGGCAGCCACGACCGCAGGCAACACCATAGGCGCAGCTCTTGCAAGCATGGATAAGAAGCTCTCTATGCTCACCCCTGCTATTGGCAAGATGGGCAAGGAGATCACTACCGCCCTCGATGGCGTGGTGGAAAAGACCGAGCCTATCGAGGCGTCTGTGTCGCAGATGGAGGGTTCGTTCTCTCGAGTAGGGCAGACGATAGCGGCGACCTTCGGGACGACAGCACTACTGGGATTTGCTCGCAGTATCGTTCAGACACGTGCAGAGTTCCAAGGCTTCGAGGCTTCGTTTACTACGTTCCTCGGCTCAGCACCCAAGGCTAAGGAGATGCTAAGCGAGCTTACCCGCTTCGGTGCGGAGACGCCTATGGACTTGAGCGATCTTGTTCGTGCTTCACAGACGATGCTATCCTTCGGAATAGAGGGGAGTAAGGTCGTGCCTATCATCAAACAATTAGGCGACATCTCGGGTGGCTCTGGCGATAAGCTGCAAAGCCTCTCCCTCGCCTTCTCTCAGATGAGTAGCACTGGGCGTCTAATGGGGCAAGACCTCAACCAGATGATTAACGCAGGGTTCAATCCCCTTGCGGAAATCTCACGCACCACTGGGCAGTCGATGGCAGAGCTCAAGAAGGCAATGGAGGAAGGCGCTATCTCTATCGAGATGGTAGAAGGCGCACTGCAGAGCGCAACGAGTGCGGGTGGCTTGTTCTATGGCAACCTCGAGGGGCAGAGTAAGACACTGCGAGGTCAGCTGGGCGCACTCTCAGATGCCTACGAGCAGATGCTTAACCAGATGGGCGAGCGCACCGAGGGTATCATCGGTGCGGGTATCGGAATTGCGACTACAGCTGTAGAGAATTGGGAGGTGCTTACTAAGGCTATATTCGCAGCGGTCACCGCTGTTGGTGCTTACAAGGCTGTAATCATGGCTACCGCAGCTCTCGATAAGGCGCGCTCCGCCTCTGCGTGGGCGGCAGAAGCCCGAAGCCTTGAAGCTCTGCTAAGCGCGGAGAGTCTTGCGATGGTGCAGAAGCAGGGGCTTACCATTGGCACGGAGGCTTACACGCTTGCGCTTCGTAAGCAACTTGTGACGCAACAAGCTTCCGTAGGGGTTACGGTCACCGAGGCGCAACTCAACGCCATTGCCACGGCAAGCAAGACGACAGAGGCTACCGCCACGGGGGTACTCTCCGCAGCAAAGACTACGCTTACAGGGGTGACCGCTCGACTTAATGCGGTGCTGATGGCTAACCCTTACGCCTTAGCCGCTGCCGCAGTAGCCGCACTGGCGTATGGTATCTATGAGCTGGTGACCTATGAGACGGCAGCCGAGGAGGCGACACGCAAGCTCAAGGAGAGCCACACTGAGGCGGTGCGAGAATACGAGGGGGAAAAGGCGGTAATCGATGACCTCTACCGCTCGCTCAAGGAGGCAAAGACGGCTACAGAGGACGGCACTAAGAGCCAAAAGGAGCATAACGAAGCTCTATCTAAGTACAACGAGAAGAAACAGGAGTTTATAGCCAAAGCTCCGCAAGCGGTTAGTGCGCTTGTGAAGGAGCGTCTCGAGGTGAACGACCTTGCGGGTGCTTATACTGCACTCACTACTGAGGTGCGTAAGTCCATTATGGCGCGCCATAGAGAGCAGGCGATAAAAGACCTCGGGGATAGCTCCTATGAAAAGGATGCGAAGCTCCTAAAGGAGGTGCGGGATAAGCTCCAGAAGGCATACGGTGCGGAAGTCGGAGACAAGCAGTTCGCACAAGTTCGCGCGGCTATCGAGAGCGGGCGTGGCTTTAGTAAGGAGTTTGTGCAGCAGTTCCGTAGGAAGATGGACGCAGCTGGCGAGTCTCTTGGCTCTGTGTATGACTTCAACGATGCGGTGTACAAGCTCCGTCTGTCTAAGGATAGCAAGGAGGCGCGCATTAAGGAGATTAACGCCCTATACGGAGACATCGAGGTATCCGCCACCAAGGCGGAGAAGGCGCAGGGCAATGTAGCCGAAGCAGCGAAGAAGGCCGCGGAGGGGTACAAGCGTGCCAGCGAGCAAATCGCCAAGATACGTTCGGGCAAGGACGCCAGTATAAGAGCTGGAGAAGAGGCTAAGACTATCGAAGGGCTTAAGAAGCAGCAGGAAGAGTATGCCAAGACCTACGAAACGCTCACTGGGAACAGCCTCAAGCCGAAGAAGGGCGGGGGCGCAGGCGGTGGAAGAGCTGCCACGAAGAACGCCCAGCACGAGGTGGCAGAGCGCAAGCAACGTGCGGTAGAGTTGCAACTCCTCGATGAGAAGCAGGCCCAGGATGAACGCCAACGACTGCTCAAGCAACAGGAGGAGCGAGTGGCCACGATGGCTGACGGATGGGAGAAGGAAGAAGCGGTACTCAAGCTCAATGCAGAGAAGCGCAAGGCGGCACGCATCAAGCAGGAGGCGGAGCTTGTCGAGGCTCTTCGCACCGAGGAGCGCAAGAAGTGGGAAGCAACCAATCCAAAAGCCAAGGACAAGGGCGAAGTGTTCGACCCAACGAAGTACACTAACGCCAATCTCGGGGAGAGCGCAAAGGCTCTACTTGCAGAGCAGGAGCGCATCCATAGAGAAGCCGAGCTAAAGGAGCAGAGAGAACACTGGGAGAAGCTCATCAGCGGTGCAGAGAGCTACGAACAGAGGAGAGCGAAGGTCGCAGAGGACTATGCCCGCAGGCGTGAAGCCCTATATCAGCACGACGCCGATGGTAGACGCACCTCCTACCACGATGGCGTAGGGAAGAGTAATGAGGACGAGCTCAACCGCAAGGAGCGTGAAGCCCTCTCCGCTATTGACAGCGAGTTCGCAGGACGCTCCGAAGCATTCAAGGCGTGGATGGAGCAGATAGCGACACTCTCGCTGGAGCAACTGCAGGCGACATTGGAGCAGGCGAAGGAGCAACTCGAATCTCTTAATGGGGCTTCTGAGGTGGATGGCGCAAGCGTTGCGGAGGCACGTGCCAAGGTGGACGCCCTCTCCAAGGCTCTCGAGAAGGCAACAGCAAGGGACAAAGCAGAGCCACAGGCACGAACCATTAGGCAATGGAAAGACCTCTCCGACATCATCGACAAGGGCACTAAGAGCTTCGATGAGCTAGGCGAGGCGGTTGGCGGTACGGCAGGGAAGCTCCTCAAGAGTGTAGGATCTATCGCTACTGGTGCGTTCGGTGCTATCAACTCTATACTGCAACTCACGCAGACGTCTGCTACTTCGATGCAGGCGACAGCCACGGCGAGTGCTACGGCGATGAAGACGGTAGAGCGTGCAACGGTTATCCTTGCGGTCATCTCGGCTGCTATGCAGGTAGCCCAGACGATAGCTAACCTATTCAATAACGACAGCAAGCGTGACGAGGAGATAAAGGCGCTGCAGGGTAGGATAGATGCTCTGCAGTGGGAGGTAGACCACGCAAGCACTATGCAACTGGAGCGTGTGGTGAATAGCTACGAAGCGGTGACCGAAGCCCTTGAGCGTGCGAGAAGCAAGGTCGGGGAGTACAAGGGTACAATCTCCGACATTGGCGCAGTAGTGGCGTACCTCAACAGGCGCACCGAGGAAGCCGCCAGCAGGCTCTCTGCAGTATACGAGAAGGTCGCCTACTCTGCGAACAAGGCTATCGGGGCGGACAAGTACAGCAACGCGCGTGCGCAGCTAAAGGCGATGAGCGAGCAACAGCTGGCGGTAGCCCAGCAGATGAATGCGGAGCAGAAGAAGAAAAAGACCGACGCTGGCAAGGTGGATGAGTATAGGCGCAAGCTGGCGGAGCTGGGCGAGAAGCAGAGCGAAGTCATCAATAAGCTCACCGAGGACGTGCTGGGTGGCGACTTCTCCAAGATGGCTGACGAGCTGGGGGATGCTATCGCCTCTGCGTTCGAGCGTGGGGCGGATGCTGCTGAGGCGTTTAATAGCAAGGTGGGCGACATTATGCGTGACATCGTGAAGAAGCAACTCACGGAGCAGTTCTTGATGAAGCCTATCCTCGACATCTACGACCGCTACAAGGAAAAGTTCTCTGCCGTGGGCTTTGACCCTAAGGCGGTGGTCAATCTTACGACTTCGCTCACCCGAGATATGAAGGAGGTAGGCGCAAAGGTTGTACCAGCATATACAGCAGCTATGAAGGCGGTGCAGGAGCAGCTGACCGACACACTGGGGGCTTCGCAGGCTGACCACCAAGCCTCGAAGAAGGGTATAGCCCAAGCCTCGCAAGAGAGTGTAGATGAGAACAACGGACTACTACGCTCGATGCAGGGGCTCACAAGCGAGATACAGAGCGACGTACGTGGCCTCTACTCTATTGCTGGCGAACAGCTCCGGCATCTCGCAGCTATCAACGACAACACCTCTCACCTAAAGGGTATACGTGAAGACGTGCAGGCACTCCAGCGTGGCGTGTCCGACATTCAGACCCGAGGGGTAAGGCTCAAAGACTAGCCAATCAACCGAATAGAGAGCCGTCCTACCAGCGTGGGGCGGCTCTCTTGCGTATTGCGCAGTAGGTCAAATGCGCTATAAATCAGCAGATAAAAGGGTGCAGTTTTCTGCCTCGCTCCCTTTATTTTCGTAACTATACGTAAGACCAACAACCTACGTATATGGAGCTGAATAATATAGCCGAGATTTTAGAGCTACCCGCAGGCGATGCGGTAGAAGCTCTCAAAAGGAAGGACATCATAGTACCCCCGTGGGAAGAGCTACGAAAGGCGTATGACCCTCGGGAGCATGCAGTCCTTAGCAAGTCAAAGTACCCCGACATCATCACGGAGGCGAACAAGGAGGAGAAGGTTACACGTGTTGTTCTCCCCTTTCAGAAGCTCGCAGCTCTTCGTACTGCAGAGCTTTGCTTTGCTACCCCAGTGGCGAGAAGTTACACTGCGGACGACGAAAAGCAGAAGGAGGCAGCCAAGCTCATCGAGCGCCTGTACAATGCCCTGCGTATCGACGCACTCAATCGCACCCGAGGGAGGAAGTACTTCTCTTGTTGCGAGGTGGCTACCATCTGGCACGCAGTCGAGAAGACAACGACCGCTTACGGGTTTAACAGCATCGTGACGCTACGACAGCGCACGTTCAGCCCAATGGATGGGCATCAGATATTCCCCCTCTTCGATGCGTTCGGTGACCTTGTAGCCCTCTCGGTGCAGTATAGCTCGGGTGGCACTATATACCTCGAGACGCTGACAGACAGAGAGCGTATCATCTATGTAACCGACGGCAATACATGGCGACTGGAGAGCCGTGCGTCTCATGGGCTGGACAAGATACCAGCGGTGTACATCTACCGCCCTGCGCCAGCGTGGGAGGATATGTCGAGCAACGTGGATGAGATGGAGTTCTCGCTATCTCGAAACGGGAATTACCTGCGACGCAACGCAAAGCCCCTTCTTGCGGTAATCCACGACAAGGAAGTCGAGGAGGAAGACGAGGAAGGAGTTTACGAAAAGGATAGCGATAGCGAGTTCCGCTCAATCTTCGAGCTTCCCAAGGGCTCGAGCATGCAGTATGTGACGTGGGATGGTGCTCCCGATAGTCTAAAGTTCCACTATCAGACACTGCGCAGTACGTTCTTCGATGCGCTACAGCTCCCAGACTGGTCGCATAGCGAGATGAAAAGCACGCCAATGAGCGGCGAGAGCCGTAAGCAGCTCTACGTCGATGCGAAGCTCAAGGTGTTAGACGAGGCTGGCGAGCTGGAGGTGTTCTTGCTCCGTGAGCTTTCTGTGCTTCGCTCCTTCGCTTCTGTGATGCGCCCCGACCTTGCCGAGGCTCTTATGAGCATCGTCCCGAAGGTAGAGATACAGCCCTTCGAGATTTCAGACGAAAAGGACACGATACAGAATATCGCACAGGCGCTCTCCGCAGGGCTTATCTCCCAGCGTGACGGCATAGCCTTCCTCAATTGGACGAGCGACCCAGATAGGACACTCGATGACATCCGAGAGGAGCGCAAGTACGAAGCGAGCGAAGCATCATACTAACCAACCGAGCCGACTATGACTATTACATTTTTCGTCAATGGGCGACCGCTAACGAGCGTTACCCCCGAGGACACGAGCTATCGATATAGGAAGATTTCGGGGGAGGACAGAGTTCACCTCACGTTTGTCGCTGACCGCCTTACGACTATCCCCGTGGGGGCTACTATTCGCTTCGAGGGATCTACCTACACGCTTCTATCCCCTGCGGTCATCACGAAGCATAACAACAAGTCCTATCATCATTCGCTAACGCTGGGTGCGCCCTGCGAACGCCTGCGCCTGTGGCGGATGAAGCACCGCACAGATGGGGCGGTAAAGTTCAATCTCACAGCAAAGCCCGAGGAGCATCTGCGAATGCTCATTGACGCAGCGAGCGGAGCGGACACCGAGGCGGAGAAGTGGACTATTGCGTCTTGCCTTGACGCTCCCGAGAAGCTCATCAGCTACGACCATACGGACTGCCTTAGTGCGCTGGGGCTTATTGCCAAGACCTTCGAGGCCGAGTGGGTCGCAGAGGGCAAGGCTATCAGACTGGGAAAGATTGAGGCGAATGCGACTAGCCCGCTACCCCTTGCCTATGGGAAGGATAAGGGGTTAAAGTCGGGACTGAAGCGTGAGAACGACCAGCGACAGACCCTTATCCAGCGTCTGTATGTGCGGGGGTCAGATCGCAACATCCGCCACGATAGGTACGGCTCAAAGACCCTGCATATGCCTAAGAGTGAATCTGTGTTCTTTGACGGGGATAGGTTCGCAGGAGAGGCAGGATATAACAGAAGAACAGAGGCGCTATACTTGGTTAGCCCAAATGGCGACTATGTGGAGCGAGTGCAGACGGAAGGGCTCACTGGTGGCGAGGGTAGCTTAGACGCTACCGACATCTACCCCTCTCGAGTGGGGAGCGTGACGAAGTTTGAGCAGGTCAAGGGCGAGACAAAGGATAAGCACCCTTTGTTTGCCTTTACCGACACATCTATCCCAGCCACACTGGACTATACCCAGTGCCTTATCCCTAACCAGCCTCTTACCATTGCGTTCCAAAGCGGTATGCTCGCTGGGCAAACGTTCGAGGCGGAGTATGCTCACAAGGATAGACGCTTTACCATCATCGGGAAGGAGGTAGACGGGGTGTGGATGCCAGAAGCCCCTTACATCGCTAAGGCTGGCGACAAGTACGCAGTGTTTTCTGTTGAGCTTCCTGCGCCCTACATACGTGACAACAAGACTAAGACGGGTGCAGAGTGGGAGCTGCTCCGCCGTGCGCTCAAGCACCTACACGAAGCTACACAGCACCCGTATGTTTATCGTGCCGACCTTGACGGATTATGGGCGAAAAAGGACTGGACGAACAGGGGAGGCGCTATCCGACTAGGTGGGTACGTACGGTTGTCCGACCCTGAGCTAATCCCCTACGGAGTAGACCTGCGCATCACTGGTATCAAGGACTATCTCATCAGCCCAGAAACACCAGAGAT